AAGCCCTCCCTTTACTTTCCTATTCTCTGCCCAAGAATTCAATACTGGGCCGATAAACGCGCCAATCAATGCGCCTAAAATACCTGTCGCCGCAGAGATCAATGTTACTGTAATAGTGAAGCGATGTTCCTCGGCGATTCTAGCCATTTCATCTGGTGTCATACAACTTTGAGGTTAGACCCCTAAGATACCAACAAGTAATTATATAGTAAAGACTATATAATGACATTATCTGAAGTCGCCAGACAATACGTTGGCAAAACCGAGAAGCCCGGAAACAAAGGCTTCAATGATCTAGTGTTCGAGACAAAGATGATATCGGTTGGCTTTGCATCCGGCCAAGCGTGGTGCAGTTATTTCGCTGAACTCGTTGCTAAAGAAGCTTTGCCAACTAAAGCAGTGGAACTGAATAAACATTTCAGCGCATCAGCGGTGCAGACATTTAAAAACTTTACAGATGCCGGTTATCAAATCAGCAAAATCCCTGTAAAAGATTCAGTCGTAATCTGGCAAAATTATAAAGATGGCAAACCACAATGGACAGGTCACGCTGGCATTGTATCAAACGTCTTATCTAAGACATCATTTCAATCTATAGAAGGGAATACCAATGACAACGGCGGCCGTGAAGGCTATATAGTGGCTGAAAAGACACGTACAATTGCCACCCGAAAAGATGGCCTCGACATACTAGGTTTTATAACATTCTAAATAACGACACATGTATTTTGAAAGACATAGTTATTAACGACAAGACAATCTCAATCCCAGAAAGTTGGGAAGAAGTATTAATTAAAAATCAACTAGCGTTTGAGAAATTAAGTATTGAACATCCTGACTTCAAATCCTTAGCCATCATTGCCGGGTATTGCAATCTATCGCTTGAAGAAGTAAAACGTCTACCGCTGAACAATGTAAAGAAAATCCTAGACCATCTTTCTTTCACCGCTACAAAAATTGAAAATAAATCAATCACTGAGTTCGAATATAAAAATGAAAAGTATTCACTGATAGCAACGATGCTCAAAGGGGAAACGCAAGATTTCATTTCACTTGAAACCCTTTTAGAAAACTACAAAGGCAAAGAATATTTAGCACTGCCTTACATCGTTGCAATACTTTCAAAGAAAACAAAAGCTGATGGCAAATTCGAGTCACTGGATGAATTTGACCTGGATGCCCGAGCAAAACATTTTGAAGATTTGCCTATAACTATCGCCAACTCCATTTACTGGTTTTTTTTTGTGACCGCAGCAATGTATTCAATAGATTCCCATCAACTTCTAAAAAGTCTGGATCAGGAAATAAATCAATCGATAAATTATTGTCTGACTATTCCCAAGAGACAAAATGGTGGGGGACTATTTACGCGCTTACAGAAGGCGATATTACGAAGCTACCTCAAGTTCTTGCAACGAAGCTGGAGACAGTATTATACTGGCTTCAACTCCGAGCGAGAAAACAAGAACTAGATTCAGCCGTGCAGAAGGTGCAGAATGAGGAAATGGAGAAGAAGATAAGACAGAAAAAGTAGGGGCTATTCACCCCATACTTTAAAAATGTAAACGATCAGCGGCGATAGTAGATAAACCGCTAGTGCAGCTACAACGGACTTCAGAACGTGAAGCCCAAGCTCCCGTAGGAACCTCTTAGATTTTTTATTAATCATAGTACAAAGGTCGTGAGGTTTCCAATGGTTATCGCAAATTACAGCATCGCGCTAACCGAACCTGAGAAGACAAACCAAATCAAAAAGTTTCAGCTAGATAATTCGAACAATACAGATAATGGAAGTTAGGGCGCGTCTTCTTTTCAAAGGTTTTGTAATTATATAAATATGACCCTTGAACAGATAAAAGACTCAATAAAGCGGATCGCCTTAGAGCATCGACAGATTAACGACTTTGATTATGGTGAAGATTTCCTATTGGCCACAGGCAAAGGAAATGATTATCCTATGGCATTCCTTGAAATACCCTATAACGTTACCTATGACCTATCGAGGAATAAATATAAAACCGTTCAGTTTGCTCTATTGGTACTTTTTCCACCTTCTAACGATGCAGTAAAAGAGGATCATACATGCATATCAAATGCAGAACAAATTGGTGATGCCATCATAACACGCATGCAAGACGAATTCCTATTACTTGGATTTCTAATTGACTCGGTTAATGGCTTATCGTTAAGGGAATTTTCAGATGATTCAGTCTCGGGCTTCCGTTTTGAAATCAGCGGAAAGATTATGCGATCATTCTGTCAGAATAACTATCTAAGATCAATTTAATTAATTTATGGCAGTTGATGGAAATCGAAACGTAAACCTATTTACAAATCTTGGAAGAGAATTCCTTAAAGAGTTGCAATTAATAGTTCAACAAATCCTGATTCAAAAAGGACAACAGGAAAGGAACAGTGATTTACTTCAGTCAGTGGAATTTACCCCCGAAAATTCACGAGACTCACTCTACATGTATGTAAACAACTACTACCGTTACGTTTCAAAAGGAAGAAGGCCTAAGATGAAAAAGATTCCCATCACCGCTTTAATCACGTGGATAAAAAAGAAAAGAATAACGCCAACAAAGTATTCAACAAATCAATTAGCCTTTGCACTTCAAAATAGTATTTACCGTAACGGAATCAGAGGAAAGAATTTTATCGAACTAGTTGAAGAGACAGTATTAGATAAAGTAGAAACCGAAGTGGCAAATGACCTGGAGTTGTACATAGCTGATTCGTTGTTTACCACATTCACAGTAAAATAATTATATAACTGATGGCATCAATCAATATAACCCAACCTTCGAGCATAGTTGCTGCTGAAAATCCAATAGTATTTAATTTATCCACTGGCTTAAAATCTGGCGGTGCAAATGCATACGCAAAAACAAGATTCAATTTTACAGTGGAGATTCCGGGCAACGTGACCACCAATTTCCGGCTCAAAGTGACCACCTGATTTCGCGGCAAAGTGACCACCGTTTTCCGCGCCAAACTGACCACCTAAATTGAGTTAAAAAAGTATCGAGGATCGGTTGACCAAAGGTTGATTGGATTGGGCTATTTGTGCCTGACGTAAATCAACCACACATGGCCAATAACCCGATCCATATGAGTAAACTCAGACAGGTAATTAAACTGTATTGCCAGGGACAGAGCAAGCTTCAGATCAGCACAACCACAAGTCTTTCGCGCAATACTGTCAAAAAGTATATCCGCGTATTTACAGGACTAAAAACAACGTGGGAGCAGATTAACCAACTACCCGATAAAGAGCTCGATGAGTTGTTCTGTAAAGAACCAGAACCCATCGTAGACGATCGTCTCGTTCCTCTTCATGAGTTTTTAAAAATATCAGAGAAGAGGTTGCGCCAGCGAGGTGTAACGCTACTGCGGCTGTGGGAAGAATATCACTCTCGATATCCTGAAGGCTTTCAGCGGACATCATTCTATCACCACTACAACCTATGGAAGAAACGCGTCCATCCAAGCATGCACATGTCGCACAAAGCCGGTGACAAGGTGTTTGTAGACTTTACCGGAGAGAAGCTGCAAGTAGTTGATCCTGCCAGCGGTGAAGTAAAAACAATGGAAGTGTTTGTCGCTATCCTGGGAGCCAGCCAACTCACTTACGTGGAAGCTATCGAGAGCCAGCGCGTAGAAGATTTTATCAGCTGTTGTGAAAACGCCTTACACTATTTTGGAGGTGCGCCTAACGCGATTGTACCGGATAACCTCAAGTCTGCAGTGATCAGAAGCAATCGTTATGAACCTAAGCTGAACGAGAACTTTGAAGCGTTCGCGGATTATTACGGTATGGCTGTTCTTCCGGCCCGTGCATACAAGCCTAAAGACAAAGCATTGGTAGAGGGAGCTGTAAAGATCACTTACATACGCATCTTCGCTTCACTGCCCGATAAGCTTTCTACTTCTCTGGACGAGCTCAACACACGGATAAGGACACTGTTGGAAGTTCATAACCGTACTTCTTTTAAAGGCCGTAACTACTCTCGCCAGGAGCAATTTGATGAGATGGAGCGTACTGCATTGCAGCCATTACCGGAAAAACGTTTTGAGCTACGCTCGTCTTCAGTAGCTACCGTGATGAAGAACGGACATGTATGCCTGAGCATAGATAAGCACTACTACAGTGTGCCTTATGGCTATATCAGCAAGAAAGTGCGAGTGCTGTACAGCAAGTCGAAGGTTGAGATCTTTTATAAGTATGAACGTATTGCCGAACATGAGCGCGTGCGCAGCGCTCACAACTACACCACCGATCCAGCTCACATGGCTACCCAACATCAGGTGCTGGCAGAGTGGAACACTGATTACTTCCTCTCGCAAGCCCGCAGTATCAGCAAAGAAGTCGAGTACTATATCGCACAGGTTCTTAACAAGAAGCCACATCCCGAACAAGCCTACAAATCCTGTCAGGGAATATTATCGTTCGGTAAGCGTGTTGGCCATCAGCGATTGATCAAGGCTTGTCAGCGCGCTCATGCGTACGGACTGTATCACTTCCGGGCCATAGAAGACATTCTTAACAGAGGATTGGACCTGTTTGATCTGGAGGAAGACCGGCAACTCCCGATGCCGGAACATGAGAACATACGTGGCAAAAATTATTATCAATAACCAATGTTAAACCTTTAAATCACAATACAATGAATGAACAGACAATGGAAAAAATGAAAACAATGAAGCTGCACGGAATGGTGCGAGCGTTCCGTACAAGCCTGGAAGCTGGCAAGGCGGACAACTGGACCGCTGATGAGTTAGTATCTATGCTCATCGATTCGGAATGGGACGAGCGTTACAATCGAAAACTGAACCGTAATGTAAAGAACGCCAGGTTCCGCTATAAGGCTGCCGTTGAACAGATCAACTTCGATACAACACGAGACCTTAACAAGAATTACATTCTAAGACTAGCGGACTGTGAGTTTATTGATAAAAAAGAGAATGTTCTGATCACCGGAAGCACTGGTATCGGCAAGAGCTACATCGCATCTGCACTAGGACACCAGGCGTGTTCACTCGGATATAAAGTATTGTACGAGCACACCTCAAAGCTATTTGCACGACTGAAGATGGGCAAGGCTGACGGTACATACCTGAAGGAGGTCACCAAAATGGAAAAGCAAGAGCTGCTCATCATTGATGACTTTGGAATCCAACCATTGGATCAGCAAAGTAGAACTATCCTGATGGAAATCATTGAAGACCGGCATGGCAAACGTTCTACCATCTTCACATCGCAGGTTCCGGTAAATAAATGGCACGAAGTGATCGGGGAGCAAACCATAGCAGATGCAATCCTCGACCGCATCATCCATGACGCGCATCGCCTTGAACTCAAGGGCGAATCCATGAGAAAGAAAAAAAGTATATTACAGGAAGAATTAACTGAAAATCAAATTTAAAACAACCGGCTATCGTCAACCGAAAACTCGATACTGATCAAACCACAATTTACCAGTTAACTTTAGGTGGTCACTTTGCCTCGGAATGAGGTGGTCAACTTGCTCGGAATTTCCACTTGGAGCGACCAAGGGACAACTACAGTAACAGAAGCGCCTGTTGAAGTGAAACCGTTTCACATTAACAAAACTGAATGTATCAAAGATTGGAAAGCAAACTGGAACGGTGTTTCCGCTGATGCATTGCCAGCAGAAGTAGAAGCTGCAATTGCTGATAAGACTGCTCAATTAATTAAAGCAAAAACTGAAACTGACCTATGGAAGTCATCAACAACTTCAGGGACTGTAAATGGTAATGCTTATATAG